CTCGAACCGACACGCCTTTCAGCATATGTTTCTAAAACATACGGGTCTACCATTCCCCCATACGGCCATTTGTAGCCTTGGTCGGACTTGAACCGACACGCTCTTACGAACACAAGATTTTGAATCTAGCGGGTCTGCCAATTCCCCCACAAAGCCATTTATATTGTGACCCCTGACGGAATCGAACCATCTACGCTTGCATGTAAAACAAGTACACATCCATTGTGAATAAGAGCCATATAGAGCACCGCTTCAGTCTCACGTGCTCTACTTAATAAGATTGGTTTCATCTTTTAGTTCTTTGAAACCCATTGCCTATGGAACTAGAACTTACTTTCAACAAGAAACTTTTAAGCGACTAAACAACACTTAATTTTTTTCGTAACCTTGCCAAAAAATTTCTCCGTTTAGCTGGAGCTAAAAAAGCGACTTGAGCCTCCGTGATGAATCGAACATCAGGTATACTTCCAGTCACTTCAATCTAGATTTCTGTGAGCTTCCATATATTTTAAACTAAGGACCAGTTCTTTTTTAATTATCCTCTAGAAGATAATTAAAATATACTTAGTCAGAGGCATTTGAAACTAAGAAGGGACTCGAACCATCACACCACTTAAGGTCGCAGCTTATTAGGCCGCTATGTCTACCAATTCCATCACTTAACTTCTGTTTGTCTTTCCAAACTGTCATTGTAGCCTTGACAGGACTCGAACCTGCACTCTTGCGAACAGAGGCTTAAACTCTGCGTGTCTACCAGTTCCACCACAAGGCCATTTAATCTGATTCTATATCAACTTCACCCGTTTCTTTTGCTTCTATAAATTTATCATAACAAGATACATGAACAAAATGAGTCTTATCAACTATTTTTGTTGCACTGGTTATAACCTTATTACAATATTCACAAACGAATTCCATGTAGTCTTGAACAGAATTGAACTGTTGCTATTTGCATGTCATACAAAGGTGCTACCATTACACCACAAGACCATAGTTTTGCTTTTTATGGAAGCATCAGGAAAACCATTTTCTTTTATCTCCATTGAGTACGTCTGTAATTTTTCCAAGACGTAGTATTATCTCTACGTAAAAATCTATTACAACCTTTATGTGGACTGCAAATTGGGCAACCACTTACCAATGATGAATTAGTCAATTTATACACTCGACTATTAGTAGTGTTTTTAAGCGTTTGATTTGGTTTCATTTATCTTAAATGCGTTATTGTGCATTCAAGTGAAACCAAATATGTTTATCATTTTTTTCATAGTAGGGATAGAGGGATTCGAACCCCCGACCTGAGCCTTGTAAGGACCCTGCTCTAAACCAACTGAGCTACATCCCCATGTGCTTGGTTATTCACCAAGCTTCACGAAATCATTTTTCTCTACAGCTATATTAATCCATCTGATTAATTCTGAACCTCTCATTTCAATTTCAAATTTAGTTTTACCTAAGTCTGAACTTAATTCGATTCTAGCATCAATTGAACCATTCAAATCGCTATTCATATGACGTTCAATAGTTGCAATTGGAAACATATAAGGTCCGTCTTCTAATTCTACTATATAAAATAAATCACCATGTGAATAATGACTAAACTTAGCCATGTTTTTTGACCTATATAAGTCTTTTTTAATTGTATTAATATCCATTTTCTTTTCTATTAAAGTTGATTTACAGCATTCATATAACTGAGCGATATTTTCTTTAACGTGACCACTAAGTCCCTCAAGAAACCCAGCTGTTTCCCACCTTTCAACCATTTCATTTCTCATTTTTTTTATTTCACCTAAAGCTAATTTACTAAAATCCATTTTCTTTTTTCCATTTATCATGCATTTGATTAATTGTATGGTAAGGTGAACCAGCACCTTCAACTATTTCTTCAAACCCATTTTCTTTTGTTATAACTGATTCATTAGCCTTGATAGCACCAGTGTATTTATCACCATAAACACCTTCTACTTTACCAGTAGCTGGGTTTACATCACCCCATGAAGCTCTGTGACCTCTAGGTTCAATATACTCCACATAATACCTCTTACCCGTTTCTGGATAATGAATGATTTCTCTACCCGTTTCATCACGGTTTACAAGGAAATCTTTTAACACTTTTTCGTTTTTCATAAAAACTATTTTTAATCATTTGTTATAAAGAGTTGACAACTGGGTTCGAACCAGTGTAACTTTATTTAATATTTTCATACCACCATCCAAATTGTTGTGATGTTCTAATTCTATGACAATTTGCACATAAAACATCACATTTTTCTATTTCAACCAATATGGTTTCCCAATTATATGATGTCATCATAGTAGCAATCCCTCGTTTTTTATCTTTTTCATCTCTATGGTCAAATTCTAATACAATTGGATTAGTTTCACCACACTTAATACAAGAATGTTCTTTAAAATACTCCAAAAGCTTTTGCCTATTTTCATTTATTTTAATAGCTTTTCTCTTATTAATTCTTTCTAAATATTCATTTTTATATTTGTTATAATGTTCTTTACTCTTTCTTTTTCTATTATAACAACTTTTACATTGTGAATGTAATAATTTTTTTTCTTTATTCTTGACGAAAAATTCAGTGAACTCTTTTTCAAGATTACATTGAGTGCATTTTTTTGTTTCCATATATCTTTAAATATATGGAAGTCTGCAAAAGTCATACTTTATTTTTGCAGAGCTGAGCCTAACCTCTCGGCCACATCAACATTTTTGAGCTAACAGTGTGATTTGAACACACGATGAGGATTTCTCCATACGGTTTTGCAGACCGTCCCATTCGACCACTTTGGTATATTAGCATAAAAAAAGCCCATCTAAACGTTTAGATGGGCTTCAGTATCAATTTAAGTTCTTTACCTAAAAAGCATAGCCCATCACGTCTACCACTAGTAAACATAACACAAGGACCAAGTTTAAAGATAAATTTTTCATATTGTTTTTATTTTGTTTGTTAATAAATATAACACATTTCTTAAATGTTTGACAAAGGTACAACTTATTTTTGGATTTGTCAAGTATTTTTTAATTATTTTTTTTAAACCATATCATCTTGAAAGAACTCATGTGGAACTTCCTTATTGAATTTAAGAGCTTTCTTAACATCATTAGGGTCGTTGATTACATATAGTAAACCTTTCATATCAGCTTCACCAGCGATTCTTACTCTATGATTACCATCCACTAGAATAAATTCTGTTTCATGTGTCTCTGGATTTTCAAAATTAACCAATAACCCTAATGGTTTGGTATAATCTATTTGATTTTTTAACTTCTCAAGTTTCTTTGGGTCTGCATATGAAAATTCTGGATGAGAGAAAAACTTAAGTAAAAAAGGTTTAAACTCTTTTATCTCATATTTGATTTGATTGCTTTCTATTAATTCATATAATCGTTTCACATCAAAATGATATCGCCCATGATAGGCTGTAAAGTATTCATCCTTTATTTCTAATAGCTTATTACGTAAAGATTCTTTTATAAACTTTTTCATAATAATAAATATCTACTACTTGACTAAATTACCTTTTTTTAGTAGTATTGAATATGGGCTATGTATATCTTTTATTAGAAGTTGATAAAGACGGTTATGAACGTCATAAGATTGGTATTACCAAAAGAAAAGTTAGTACTAGAGTTAAGGAATTGCAAACTGGTAATTCAAATGTTATTAGTATTCTTAAATCATACGAATCTATTAACTACCAACGAGTTGAACACTGGTTGCATCAAATCTATGCTAATCAAAAAACTGAAACCGATAATGAATGGTTTCTGCTTACTGATGAACAAGTAAATGATTTTATCAAGACCTGTGAAGAAACTGAATCTAAGGTTAAGTATCTAATTGAGAACAATCCGTTTTTTGGGAAGTAACTCGTACCTCCTTAGATTTAAGGTCATCAATTATACTTTTAAACCTAATCATGTAATCAAGATTCTCGTTTTCTCCATGAACGTTTTTCATTCGTCCATATACCCATTCTAAATGTTCAACATTACTCATCTTAAACAGTAAATAATTGATGATACATCTTTAAAAACTCTTTCTTAGCCTTATTTGGTGTCCAACACTTAAAGTCTGGATTATCATACGCTATCAAATTATCCCATTCGTATAATAACATTTCCTTATCCATTTGTTTAATGTCTGGTGTCAATGGATATTCCAACCCAAACACACCAAACATCATTTTCATCAATTCATTTTCATAATATTGATAATCACCTAACTTATGTTTAATTGGTGTTGGAATATCTAACATGTATGCTTCGGACCCATCATGTAATAAGAATTTTTTCTTACTTAATAAATCTTTTAACCTCCTAGCACCTAGGACTGAATGCTGCGCCACTGAATAGTGTCTATTCGCATGACCACCAAACCTTGGAAGGCGTGATAATGAATGCGCTATATCTTCAATACAAATCATTTCTGGTGTTGTTTCGAAGACGTTGATATAAATACCAGAATTCGTTCTGATACAATCTTGTGGAGCATCATAGATACTCACTTTTGGTTTTTCAACTAATATTGTCATATTATATTGTTTTAATTCCGAGTTCTAAATTATTTTTAATGAACTCTATTATCGTATCTGGATTAGATGTCGATTTGAACATAATATTAGCACCATGTTTATCTAAATAAACTGCTTTTATTTCATCAAACTCACCTAAATGATTCAGCGTATTTAAACCGCACTCTAGACTACCGCATTGATACGGTTTTTGTGGTGTGATTGGTATAAGACTACCTTCTTTTAATGGATTATGTGTATGAATGATACAATCATAACCTAGGTTATTTTGTAGTAATAACCATTGACTTCTGGCACCAACAGATGCCTTTCTTTTGCCATGAACAACAAAGGTGTCATCAACGCATACTTCAACAATTGACATACCTTCTTCGAATACTAAGTTATGATTTGCTTTACGTTGTGACGATACAAAGCTATTTTGAGTGAGTCTTTCACAAAAATGACCAGGTGTAAACCCATTTCCATTATTTTCAATATACCCTTGATTCTTCGTAAGCCATTTAACTACTTTTTGAAACGTTTCCGAACACTTAGATATTGGAAAGTTTTCACTTACATCTAATACGCTTCTATTATAGGTTCCGTTGACTCTACTAGTAAACATCTCAACAAACTCAGTTAATAAATCTTGTCTATTAGTAGTATTACCATAATAAGTCTCTTCTGGGGTTATTATAAGGTTTCTACGGGTCACAACATCGTTTGCTATAACCAAGTTACACTTGGTTGATTTCATCATCTTTAAACCTATTAAAAACTGGTCATCAAGAGTTTTATTTGTTGTTGTTTTAAAACCAACCAAGAAGATATCTGGTCTTTTAATTCTAATTTTTTTAATTACCTTATCAGCTGGTGTAAACTCCAATTTGATATCACCCAATACTGTTTCAAATCTCTGACCATGGAAATCACCATGTTCATATTTGTAATCACAAAAAGCTACGCTTAAAATAATAGAAGTGATTGTTTCATCTTCTAATAAGGTATCAATATACTTCTCAACATCCTCATTGGTTATTAACGAAGAAGCGGGGTCAGCCATCTTCGTTAATACCAATTCAGAATTAGGTATCATACTTGCTAATTGCTTAGCTGTCGTTCCAAAAGCTGGAGCTGATAAAGCTAAATGATTAGCTATTGGTTGAAAGGTACCGCCACCTAATATTATGTGTCTCATTATTTATTTAAATAAAGCTCGAAATCTGAATAAATTTGTTCAACTGAATTATTGATGATATACTCATCATAAGTTTCATGTAATGGGATAGTACTAATAACTTGTTTAAAACCAGTCATTGCATCACCCAATTCCTTACCTTTGATATCATACTTACGCATAACGTCACCGCCATTGAATTTAGCTTTGATAAGAAGTTCTTTACAATACTCATATTCCAATTTTCTTATTTGAAGTTCAATACTAGCTTCTGGAAATTCATTCTTAGCCATTTCAAGATAGATAGATTTATCTTCATTGAATTCATGCTTGATATCTCGTTTGATATAGTCTTCAATATAATCAAGGAATGATTGGTACGTTTGACGTTTCTTATCACGGTCCCTATTGATTTTATTAAGATTCTCAAGCAGAACATACTCATAATTGAAGTACTTGCTAGCGGTAATAAATTCAAAGATTTCTACTAATTCATCAAACCCTTTGATATAGGTATCATAAGATAGACCTAAGAATTCAAGTATCTTTTTCTGGTCTCTTGAAATGAATACTCTACCGATGTTAACACCTTTAAAATAATGGTCATAAACTAGACCTTGTTGTCCAAATTTAATTCCCATACCATGTGCAATCTTCCCGATAAGGTTTGAACAATCATTCCAACACATATAGGTATACAATGATTCAAAATCTTCAGCTGAAGCTGTAATCAAATCAATTTGCAGTTCTTTGTAATCAAATGACCAACAACTACCATTATGAACGATTTCATTTGGGTTAAATGTATTGGTAATGTAATCATGAAGATTAAAATCAACATCTTCCATTGAAATCACGATATCAGCATCCCCAAACGATGGCTTGCTTCTATAAAATGATGGCATCCCAACACGTTTGAAAGTTTTATTCAGAATTTCAACTAGTTCACCACTAATTGCATCGAATTCTTTTCTTTCGTATCTACGTGTAGATGTATTTTTAAGTGCTTTTCCTCCCATTTGTATTATTTTATTTTACGCTTTTCAATAAAGCAATTTGATTTTCAAGTTCTTGTATTTTAAATAATTTAGATTTTTCTTTTTCAAGTAATTTCATTTGTTTCACTACTTGAACCTCATTATCGGTCATTCTTGAAATACGATATCCTAAAATGTCATATTCCAAATGGTCGGTATGAAAATCAATTGCAATAAAATTAGCACCAGCATTCTCAACTTTTTCGATTAATTTTTTTAATTCAACAATCGGAATAATTTGAGAATCTGAAGCATATACATCATCACCATTAAATTTTATATTAACATACTCATCCTTCGATAATTCTTCAGTAGTCGCTAAATAATTACGTTCAAGTTCTACTAAATATTCTGATGATATATCTATAACTTTTTCAGCTTTTACATTTACTATTATTTCTTCCATTAGTCAAAGGTACTATAAAAACTTGAATAAACCAAATTTTATTTTATCAAACCTGTTTTTACTAATCTATGTATGTATTGAGAATGCTCGATAAATTTTTCGTTTGCATAGCCTATTGTCATATGTAAACCCCAATATGGTCTACCTAACCCTAGTTCAGCCCGTATACCATGTAATAATTCTCGTTCTTCATGTGAAACTGTTAACCACCAATGTTTATCATCTGTTTTAGGTGTTAAATCAAGTGTTATTGGTATCGTTTTTCCATCCCATTTAGTCTTTACCGAATCCCATGTTTCATCTATTTCTTCTATTGTTTTGGTATTATTAAGACTAAGGTCCCTGATACTATCATTTATGAATGATATATGACCTCCACGTATTGGTTTGTTTAATACTAGATTATATCTTTTTCTTATAAACCAAGAATAGTATGATGTAATTTCATAACTATGTTCATCTTCAAGATTAACCAACGCCATACGTTTCCAAGAAGACTGAGAATCATGTTTTTTAGTTCGATTGTCTGGTTCGAATCCAATCTTGCCATATAGTGTTATTGTTTCTTTCATGTATCATTTGATGATAAGGGATACTAATAAAAAATTTCTTTGGGGTAAATGTATTTGGGTCGTAGATTGCTTCTGTTATTTCATAACCAATGCATTTTATAACACTAAATAATTCTTCAGCTCCAATATTAGGTAGCGATAATAAAATATCTTCTTGTATTTCTTTATATATTTCTTCTTTTAAAATGTTAAGAACATTTATTTCACTAACACCATAACGAGTTAAATCTTGAGACATTGCTGGTGACCAAGATATTTTTAACTTAATTGGTTTCCACGCAATATGTATCTTCTCTTCATTGAGATTGTTTTCATTTAACCAAGCAACTAAAATATCTTTAACATCTAATATATGTCGTGAAAAGATAACACTTATTTCACTAGCAATATTACAACACCAAATTTGGTGGTCAGTTCTATCGAAAACCAAGTTTTTTGAAACATGATAGTTTTTATTTAGGTAATGTTCAATAATTTTATCCATCAAATTAATAATAGATAAAACTTATCAATATGTCAAGCTTATGCTAGTCTAAAACCTTTTAAGAATTCTCGTAAGAACGCATTCTTTTCACCGCCAATTTTTTCAACCCAATTTTTATAATTATTAGCATTTTTTTCTTCTAGAGCTAACAATTGTTTTTCACTAGGTTTGTGTCTAGCCCATGGAAGTGTTTCTTTTTCAAAATCAGGATATAATGTCTTATTCCATACACGTTCATCAACCAAAAATACAACCGCTGTTAAAGCATCGTTTAAATCTGGTTCATGGAAAATCTCTACTGGAATTTTAACTTCTCGTAGTTTTAGTAAATGAGAATTTAAAGTACCCAAACGCATAACATTCTTATTGGTGGTTCCACCGTTTAGAATAATGAAGGTTCTATCCTCATTAGCCCATTTGTTGTAAATCACTTCAGCATTACCCATACCTCTTACTGTTTGTCCGTATTCAACTACTGCATGTCCATATTGAATGGCTTGCTGAATAGGGCTTAAGTTATAAGGTACAAGACCATACATACGATACTCCAAAAATTTATCAGTCTTACGTGGTTGTGAATTAGCCTTTACAGTACATTTGGTAATTGCATTCATAAACTCATCCAACTCTATTAAATCTTTGAAATAAGAGTCTTCTCCTGTATAATATTGATTGTCGGTAGCTTTAGGCCACTCGCTCAAATTCAATACTCTAATATTAGCGTCTAAACACCAATCGTAACCTGTTTTTAAAATATTATTATCCATTAACTTCCAATTTCTATTAAATGTGAAACAGTGCATTGAGCTGAATTGTAAACAATGAATTCATTGTTACGTAAATCAGCACCACCCTTGGCAAATACACTGTCATAACCTTCTTTTTGCAATACTTTATCCGATAGTTTATAACAACTTGAATCGTGATGAAGTATTTCTTTTTGTTTTCCTAAGTGAACATCAAATAAAGCTAGGAATGCTTTATCGCCACCACCATGCGCCCAATATGAACCACGTAATGATGTATATCCAATTGATTTTTGAGCCTTGTCAGCGAAGTATATACCATCACCAAACATTGAACCAGTATGCACCGCTCCAGAAGGTCTAATCAATAGACCAGTTTGTAAGATGTTAAACCAATTTTCATTTCTAGAACCATGCCAGTATAAGCGTTTCTTTTTAACCTCAGCTTTCGTATAATGATTATTAAACTTAACTTGTGTTTTGTTATTTACAACCTTATACACTCGTTTCATTTGATTAACGTTAGAACCCATTAGTTTTTTAACCAATGCAATCACTTCATCATCCTTTTCAACTTCGATTGAGAGACCCATTTGGTCAAGAATAGTAATATCTTTTTTCTTAGACTTGGTAGGTTTATCTGCATCTACTTTCGCTTTAGCAGCAGCTTCTTTTTGTTGTTTAATCAATTCTACCTGTCCAGCCATGGTATCAAGTGTAGATTGTTCATTATCTACCAATCTTTGAGCTGCAACCAGTGAATCGTTAGATGTAATCGGTGCCATCAAATGGTTCTTTACATTATCCATTCTTCTAGGAATAATAGTGTAAAGTCTAAGTAATAAATCGTTAACATGTTTTATGTCAACACCGACATTTACCAACCCACTGATTTGACTAATAACTTCTTGAGCAGCATTTACTTGTTGTTCAGATACTGACTCTTGCGTAACCTTATAGTTCTTCTGAATTGATTTATTGGCAAAGTTCATTAGTTCTTCAACCAATTTCTTAACCATAGCATCTTTGATAGCATCAACCTTATTATCTTTAGGCGTGTTGTCATCAACGATTTCTTCTGTGGTTACCAATAAATCTGTAACATCAGTATAACCCTTCGTAGTACTAAGTTTCTGTTTTAAAACAGAATTCCATTTACTACTAGGTTTATATTCAGTGGTTAGACTTTTACCAACACGACCATATTCACACTTGATACGACCATCGGCTAGTTCTTCCATGATATAAACCTTGTTGCTGTTATCAGTCTTGCCGTTATCCACACTAACGTGGATAAGCTTGGCATAACGAAGTCCATTTTCTTTAGTAATCATTGTATAAAATTATTAGTTACAACAAAGGTAATGTTTTAGTTTAATAAAACCAAATTATTTACCTAACTTTTTCGCTATTTCGTCTAGTCTTAATTTCTTTTTAAATTCTGGACTAATAGAGATAAGTTCATCTTCTAACTCTTTCAAATATTCTTTTTTCTTAGTGATTTCAATCTTAGCAACTCTCGTTTTAATGTCTGAAACCCATGCTTCAAATGTATAACCTAAATATTTAAATTTACTAGTGATACCAAGAATTTCTTCAGCTTCAGTATGTGCGTTTTTCATGTTACATAAAAAAGCTAATATTTGAACCAATTTACTTGTTTCTCCAACTACTTGTAAGTTTATTGATGCTGATGAATCTTCATTGTATCTGAAGGCACAATTGGTTTCCCAATTAGGTTTTTCTGCTTTAGCTATTTCAGCTTTTCTAGTTTGGACTTCGTTAAATAAATCTTGTACTAATTTGTCTTCTGTATTTTCCATTTTTTGTGTTTTTAATTATTTACAATATAACGTTTTATTCTTATAAGTCAAGCGTTTAAGCCCAAGCATCTTAACATCAACGTACTTTAAATTGTCGATTACTATTTCCTTTTTATTCACCTTAATCTGAAATGAATTATCTGAAATAACAAGTGTTTTTTTACTAATCGCAGAATACTTAACAATATTATATTCATAACTATATGAACTACCCCTGTATGATGATGTTTCTGTTCCACGTATATCATACATTTCATAAGTGTTAGGTGAAATCTCTAATAAAAATGTATCTAACACATCGTCATGTTTATGACGATAACCAGATTTTTGTGGTATAGTCACTTCTCCTACACCTATTTGAGAAAAATCAAACGAGTTTGCAGAATTATTGAATTCGTCTAATAATTCAGCATAAGTATCTATTGGTGTATCCACAACACATTTTGCAACATTAGCTAAACTAGGGTATCCAATAAAGGAACGTTTTTTTGATGAATTTAAACAAAAAACATGATTCTTCTGAAGAACTTTATCACTACCATTATTCACCCAATTAAACCTCC